CAGGAAGCCTCGATCAAACCCAATGTAATATGCACAATAGGCGATACCAGCTGTGTAAAACAATATGCTAATCGTTATCCATGTACTCATAATTTCCTTTCCGTTGACAGATTTTGCCAACACCGAAAGTATGATGATTTGTTCATGGTAAGTGTAGGAACTGACAGGCGTGTCCTATAACGCTTTTGTTACAAAACCCCTATTGCGTCGAAGTCGTCAATATGGTCATCAATGGTTCGGTCAGGCTCTTTTCCCATAGACCTTACCTTCAAATATAAAACTGCCGTCATGGTTAATAGGGATTGTGACCACCGTCACACGATTACCGTCCACATAGGCAACAGCGAATCCTGTTTGCCAGTTCGCATAACCCCTTGTATACGCCATACCGCTGCTAGAAAGATCGACTAAGTTTCCGACCTCTACTCCTTGTAAAACACGCCCTAAACGCCCATTGTGGGCTTCTGAAACCGACATGTGACCAAGCCTGTGCGTGTGCCCCGTCACGAGATTTTTTCCTATTCTGCGTGCACCATTTAAGGCTGTCTGCCCAGCATTGTTAGACATAGGGAAAGCGTCGCCATGAGCGACATGCCAACCTTTTGCCCAGTCAAATCCGTATGGGTGAAACTTGATGTTGAGCTTGTCATATCCCATAAAACGCTCATATTTGAGTTCGGGTAAGTTAAGAAAACTTGGCAGTCTTTTCTTGATTGATCGGTAGAGTCTGATTCCATGGTTACTTCCTACTATGTCCGTTACTCCCAAGTAAGTTAATACCTCTTGGGTAAATACTCTGTCCTCATCTAGGTTGCCTACCATTTCATCAATGGTGTTGGCATTAAAACTGCCTAGCTGTGGCATGTCTATCTCATCACCAACACAGATTGTTTGGTGTGGATTCCACTTGGCGAGAAAACGCCCTACGGATTTTACTGCTAATTCATTTATGTACGGGGCTTGCAGATCACTTACGAACGCAATGCGCTTAATAGGTTAGTCCTCGTCCTCGTCGTCGTCTTGAAAAGGTGTAATGTCAGTATCAGCTGTTGTAGGTATTAGCCACTCAGGCATACTGTTTTTATTATCCATTAGACCTAATGCAATTTCGACGGTGAAACCAGCCCTGCGTAATGCTCTAAAATACTCATTAAGCGCAATGGCGTGCATGTCAAGTGCAGTAGTCTCGGTACGAGCTACTGACTTACGACGGCGTGCTGGTTTCTTTTTGGCTGCCATGTTTTAATTGTCTCTCGTTAGTATGACAAATAGATCGTCGACACGCTTTTGAAGCGAGATTATTTGTCCTTTAATATCTGTAATTTGGTCTTTCATACTTGACCCTGAATTGGGTCTAAGTTCATTTAACCAGCCCTTGACTAGGAACCTGAGTCCTACTGCAAAGCCAGTAAATACAGTTGTTATTGCGGCACAGATAGCGGCAATATCTACCGCTGTCATTACTCTTTTGAGCCTATGCCAAACTGTGTGTCATCAGGATTTAACCCACGAAGAATAGGACCAACAAAAGCGATTAAAAACGCTTGCCAAATCTTGTCAGCTGAAGCGTCAGGTGCAGCTACATAAACTGTTGCTAGTGCTACAAACGCTGAACGACCATAGCTGTTAATTATTGCCCAATGTTTTGATTTCATATTTTGCCCCCTAGTAGTGGTATGTCAAAAAAGGTACTGTCTTGATCTGTCTTGCCTTTTCTAAAACTGATATGGATATGAGAATTATGAGGATTAAAGCCACGATATTTTCTCCATGACCAGTTAAGTATTGGTGAAGCGATCTTGCCTAAATGGATTACATAAGATATGCGTCCATGATTTTTCCCGTAGAGTCTAAGTTGATCTGCCAAATATGCTGAATCCCCTCGGTTGTCAGAAAGGCGAGCGTCAATGTCAATAGCTCTAACGACACCGTTGGACTTCGGGTCAGGTATATGGTCTGACTTACCTGCCTGTTGATGACGCAAATCAGCCACCCACCCGTCGCTGCGCCTGCTACGACCTGCGTAATTATCATCGATCTGCTCACGCAGCTGTACTGCGGATTTGGACAGCCATGGTTTCATTAGGAAAGTAGTAGTGCAGCTTCCTCAGCTGTGATACCTAACTTGGCTAATAAATCAGCCTTAGCCTCAGCCTTGACTTCAGCGTCAGCGTCAGCTTGTGCCTTGTCTGCCTCTGCCTTTGCTCGGTCTGCCTCTAACTGCGCTATTTCCTCATCAGTTAGTTCAACCTCGATCTGCTCTTTAGTTTCGCAGTTGATGATTAGTTTAGTTGGTTTTGTCATGTTTCTCCTTATGAGTTTAAAATGCCGTATAGGTAAAATGAACTGTTAATCTTAAAATTAGGACCAAGTTGGGGAAATAATTTAATTGCAGTTATCGCAGCCTGACTTGCAGGATTCCATAAACCAACAATTAAAACATCAAACCCAGTACTTGAATTATTTTCAACAACAGAATCACTTGATATAGATTTTGCAACGCTAGTTGAAAGATAATTTGGTATGTACATTTCAAAATTTCCAAATGTGTTTGAAGTGGTGGCATCTGTATTACCATAACCAGCCAATATGCTTGCTTGCGCTGAGTTAAAACTAGAGGTAACACTTGACCCGTCTGCGTCAAGTAATCTTGCTGAATAGACAGAACCTGTATCGGAGTTAAATTGCACTCTTATATTTTCTGCTGGTGAAGCAGTACGATCTGTTCTAATTGAAGCAACCAATTTTAAGTCTGTATATGTTGCAGGTATTGAACTAAAAGTAACGCTAGTTGCAGTTGATGCCAATATGCTTTTATCAATAAGTGTATATGTAGTAGCCATTATGCTGCCTTAATTCCGTAAAGGGTAACACTGGTTCCAGTTGCAAGATTGCCTTGATCTCCGTAAATACGCACTTGGTCTATTGCAGAAGTAGAACGCCATAATCCGACAATAGCCACAACATAATTATTGGGTTCATTAGAACGAATCAAAATTGTTTTGTTTGTTGTGGTATTTGAGTAATTCATAATTTGAATTATTGTGGGGGAAAAAGTTCCAGATGCAGAAGTAGAACCTGGAATAGCATCCCAAGAGAGTGCAGTTATATTTGACCCTCTACCAGATGATGCAGTTGATCCATTTCCTAATAATCTAGTTCTGGAATAATTGGAGCCAGTGTCTATTGAGCCATTTCCAAGCCTAATAAATCCTGCAAATTCTGCTCCCACAGCAACTGAACGAGCAGAGACTATAACTACTAGGTCGGTATAACTCTGGCTAATTCCTGTAAAAGTAATATCGGCGGCAGCACTTCCAAGTGTCGTTGTCGCTATCGGTTCATAAGTTGATGCCATGTTAATCCTTTATTCCGTATAGGGCGAACTGGGAGTTGGTTGCAAAAGTTTCTCCTGCACCTAAAAGAAAAGTAATGCTGGTAATTGCTGCTGGGGTCGCAAACCATAAAACACTGTTTAAGTTGATACCGCCGCTACCATTGTTGTCGCCACCATGTAAGGCACGCACAGTTTTTGCTTTTGAAGTTGAGCCATAATCTAAAATATCTATAACACCACCAGCAAAAGAATTTGCTACATTGTTTGCCATTGTTGCGCTAGCAATAAATCCACTGCTTTGAGAAGTTGCAGAATCAGCACCTGGACTACTACCATTGCCGTAAATTCTGTGATAAGCGTAATTTGTATTAGCACCATTAAATTGAACATCAATACTTGATAAACCAGTAGCACTAAAGGATGATCTTGCTATGTATCTGACTTGTAAATGTTTGTAACCCGAACCTATTGAACTAAAAGTAACTGTGTTATTGCCAGCAGGTGTCGCTGTGGCAATAGATTCGTAAGAGTTGGTAGAAGGTGCTACGCCAGCACTAAAAGTACCAGCAACAATGTTGCCAAGCATTAGGCAATGCCACCGACAATAGTCCAAGCATTAGCAGCTGTGCGGATTGCAACCGCTGTCTTGTATTGTGCCAAGGTTGGTGCTGTTGGTGTTGCGCCAGCTGAAGTAATGGTTACACCTGCACCAGCGGCAAAGGTTAATAACCCTGCACCTGAGTTAAGGAAAGTAATAGCTGTGCCGATTGCGGCTTCTGTAAGGGTTGAGTCAGGCGCAATAGTA